TTAAACCCTGCTGGTAAGTTAGATAATGTTCCAGCGTCTAATAATTGACGGAGAGCCGCCGTTGCCGTACGACTCAATCCGCCAATCATGTGAATGAGTCCGAATCCGTAAAATCCAAGTCCTGGCAGAAATTTGAAGTGGACGAAGTATTGGATTCTATCCTTCTTCGGATCATTGGGCGCAAAGTTTCGCTTAATAGCGAGAACTTTTCTTGTACCTTCCTCAATTGTAACAATGTAAGGAAGTTTTATTCCAGTAGGTTCATTGTTTGAATCAACCTCCTCGAATCCTTCTAGATCTAAATTAACGTGACACTCTAACAAAGTATAGATAGGTTGTTGTCTACCTGTAGCTTTTGTTCCTTCTAGCTCACGCTCCTTTTTTTCTAATTCATTTGAAGTCACCATTCCTGGTGGGCCTAATTCTATATCACGATAAAACCCAGAAACTTGTTGCTTTCGCAACTCGTTTTCTGGAATTTTAATTACATGAATAATAGCTTCCGCATCGTCTAATGAGGTAGCTGTATACGGAACTACTAATTCATCTGCAGGGACGAACTTAGAAACCGCTCTTCCCATAGTTAGATCATAATAAACTTTTTTAAATGTTGATCCTGCTAATGGTAAATGAAACAACATCGAATCAAATTCTGGTTCGTATTCTTTCATCTTGTCCATAACAAGATAGTTCATATAATCTTTTACTCTTTGTGCTTGTAAATCGTTTGCCGGAGTTTGAACACCAATAACTTGAGTTCTAACCGGTCCATCTGCTGGTAATAATTCTTTGTACGCTTGTGCTTGGAACTGTGTAACTGCTTCTGCTAGTACTGGGTGAGTTGCACCACTAGCTCCTTGAAATGGTTCTGTTCTTTGTTCGTATTTAAATCCTAAAAGATCTAAACCATCTCTATAAGTTTTCTCCCATTCTTTTCTAGAAGATTTATAATCCTGATAGTTTCCAGCCATTTCATTTCCGATAGGCTCTAAAACATCTTCTGGTAAAATATCTGCTAGGTTATCAAAATGATTTTCTGTGCCAGGAATGTTAATTGCACCTGGTTCAAAATTAATTGTTGCGCCACCATCTTCTTCAGGTGTAACTTCTACGGGTTCTTGTGTAACTTCCTCTTGTACCGAAACGTCAGCTATTTCTTCCTCACCAGGAAGTTTAAACTCGGTTCGTGTATTAGGGAGTCCTTTATCTATATCTGCCATTTATACTCCTAAGTGTTTGTAACATAATATTTAAGATTTTCCAAGCCTTCTGGTTGTGGCCCAGATTCAGGTGGAATTGCATTAGGTCTTCTTATTCCAGCTATTCCTCCGCCTGCTGCCATAAAATCTTCTTCACCTGCTATATTTCTTTTTTCTGCTCGTTCTGCTTTATCTTCTGCAATCTGTTGATTAATTTTATCTTGTTCTGCAAGAACTGTGCTAACAGATTCTGAAGGAGGTCCTCCGACAAATTGATCATAAAGAGGACTATACTCATTATATAATCTTTCAAAATTTTTTGCTCCTTTTAATGGATCACCTCTTCCTCCTTTACCTATATTTTTGTAAGCAGAAGGTAATGCATCATTTAATTCTAAAAATCTATTTGCATCTTTTATTTTTTGTTGTTCTAGTTCTGACATCCCTGCTTTAGTTGCATACTCATCAAACTCTTCTTCTGCACTTTGTCCAACTCCAGGAATTAATCCTAGTAAACTATCTCCTAATAATCTTTTACCTGTTTCACCTCTTGCATAACCAGGAACAGCCATTGCAACTTCAAACAAAGCTTCTGCAGCTAAACCATAAGGTCCTAAAACTTTTACTAAACCTGTTCCAGTTCCAAACCTTGCAACCTTAGATGCTTTACTTGCAATTCTAGCTGCTTCAGCTCCTTTAACTGCACCTCGTTTAACATCGTTAGTTTGTTTAATCATGTTATCCATAGCTTCATCAATAGGACATGAACCGGGCGTACCGCCTTTAGCGTTTTTACAAAATTGAGTTTTAATTAGTTGTTGGTGTTTAGGAGTTAAAGTTTGTTCTAAAAATTTTTTAAAACCTTTAAGTTCAGGATCTGCTTTTAATCTTTCAGATAAAGTTGCTGCACTTTGAGTTTCAATTCTTTTTAAACCTTTTTTTGCAGTTTCAAAACCTGCTCCGTATTCTTTACCACCAACATTTAATCTAATACCTTTATCTTTTAATTCTTGCACTCTAGAAAAATCATTATTTAAAATTTGATTTTTAATTACTTCAGCAGTTATATTATCTTGTCTTGTTAATAATTGTAAATCTTTTGCTAAAGCTGGATTACCTCCTACTCCACCTGCCCCGGCATGGTGAACATTAATAGCGTTTGCTGTAATTCTTCTTCCTTTGGAATTATCCAACCATTGTAACAAATCATTATAAGCCCTATCTCCTCTTAATAAATTTGTATCAAAACCTTTTGGAAACATTTTCATAAGAGATTGTGGAATACTAGCTTTTGCATTTTTTGCAACGGATACAAACTTAGAAATTTTTTTAGCTTCAGGGTGGTTAGTAATGGCATTACCAATTTTAGAATTAGCGTGATAATATTTTACACCATTTTCAGAAGCACCTATTATTTTACCAGCATCATTTTTAAGAACTTTATAAACATCAGGATTATTTTTAGAAGCTCTTGCCATTTGAGCTATTATCCAGTTTTCTGGTTTTTCAAAACTAAATGCATACGGGTGTTCTTTTCCTGTATTTTGAATAAAATTCTGAATCATCGTATATACTTGTTTATTTTCTTTAGGAGTAATTCCAAATTTTCTACCTGGACCAAATTTTAATTCAATACCCGCGTCCGTAGCTTCTTTTCCAAAAGCTTCAATAATAATATCTTGAGTTTTCTTTGGAAGGTTTTTAATATTATGAAATGCTGGTTTATAACCTCGCTCAACAAAATCATTTACAGCATCAAATGTTTGTTTATCGGCTTGCGAACTAAATCCATATTTATATAATTCAAAATTTGCGTCAGGAAATTGTTTTAAAATTTTATTTTGTGCTGATTTTTTAAGAGGTGTAAATTGAGTAATTTTACTAAATTTTCCAGGAGTATGTCCATGGTCCACATTATCTCTTATTTTTTTCTTTTGAGTGTAATCTAATTCTATAAAGTTTGGAGAACTTACTTCTCCTCTTTTATAAAACCATCTAGCTGCTTTATTCAATTCTTTTCTTTCTAGTTTTCCAGTAAAAGTTTTAGTTCTTATATTTGTTTGAGCTGTCGTTTCAGCCGGTAAGTTAGTTACGAACTCATCTCTAATTTTTATAGCTTCATCTATATCGTCAATACCGCCTTTATATTGTTGTGTTGTTTTCCCATCTCTTCTTACACTTCTTGTAACTAAATATTTTTTACTTACTGGATGTCTTTTAATATGGGGTTGACCTTCTACATTTTGATATATTGGTTTAGAACCACGTCTTAATCCAATCCGTCCACCATCAGCCATTTCAACTTGTTGTAGAGGAGGTAGCAATCCTTTTTGTCTAAGTTCTTTATCAGGATCTGTTGCTTTTAATCTTTCTAAAACATCAACAGGAGCCTCTACATCGTCTTCGTAGAGATATAATATTTCATCAACTCTATCCATTATTCCCCTAACATTCGAGCGATGCCGCCCGACGCGTTTAGCTTTCTATCTTTAGTTGCTAAGTTTTTTTGTATATTTTCCATTTCTAATAAACCTTCGTCGGTAATTTTAGGAGTAGCTCTTTTGCCAGCTCC